TATCAATATACACAGGCGAGTGACCAAGATGCGGATGCCAAAGTGGTTTGAACACGTGGCTTTTGCCACCTATCACGATGTACTCCATAAGTCCACCACACCTATTACATTGTATACTAGCTAACATCGGAGGAATGTCTAACAGTTCCTCCTTTACGATACGACAATTAGAGCATTCAAACTCATACAGTTTGAGCACGTTTCGCTCCTATCTGCTGTACAGGCTTTGGAGTCTGTATTGCGGATATCTGCTCTTTCTGCAGGTCAATCTTAGCCTGACCTGCTGCCAGTTCAAGCGCACCCTGCGTTTCTATCTGCTTCTGCTGCTGCAACTGTTGTACCTGCATCTTCTGGTTCATCTGCTGTTCCTGCTGTAGCTCCTGCGGGGTTTTCAGGAACTGTTCTGCATCCAATCCTTCAAACTTATTGATTGTCTCTCTGCGTAGAACGTCCTGTCGTATCATAGGATCGCCCCTAAATATCTGAAAGAGAGCCATTATCTGCGCTTTTTCCTGTTCCTTGTTCAACGGTAACGTAGAATCAGGTATTACGGTAACATCGTACTGACCCCTAATTTTGCTAGCATCGAAGGGAATCCACGGAACTTGCGACTGTATTGATGTGACCTCAACGAACCTTTGGTCGGTCCAGTTCTGGAAAAGTAGAGGATGTATCTTGTTTTGGAACAAATCCGCCAGCATATCGGCAATAGTATCACGGAGTTCGTCGTCACGCAGTTGGTTATTTGATCGCACAGTCTTGATTTCTTCTGCGGTACGTCGAGATTGTTCAAATTCGCCTCCCTGATTTCGGTTGAAACCGATAATTACCTTCAGGTCAGCGAAAATGTCCTCTGCGTTCTTAAAAAAGTCACGCGATATAGCTGATGTGAAGGCATGTACTGCAGGTTGAGGTGGACCGTTGACCAAAACGATGCCACCAATGGTTCCTGACTCGATTTTAGCGATTTCTTCGGGTGGTAGCATCGTTTTATCAATCATTATCTTCAAATTGTTGATTTTACGATGCCACATTTCCTGTGTACGTGTCTCACAGTACTCTGCAACCTGCGGGGCTATCGCGTCTACGTGGGAGATGCCCCAGAAATCATCCCCGTCTGGGTTAAACTGCAGTATTTCTACAGGTAAACCCGCCATTTCCAGTCCATGATCCTCGTCACGGAGGAACTTGTCGTGTCCGTCAGCTATGACACGTATAGTTCCGTCACGCTTGTCCCAAATCTCCCAACACTCAACGTAATCGTCGTCGGGTTGACCACCTGTTTGACGATATTCTGTAGGCGTTTCCAGTGCTTCACCGTCGATACGGAGCGTTGCGTTGGGACGGAGTTCTTTTGTGTTGCTGTAAACCGGGGAAAGTTTAACCTCATCCAGCCTTTTGACGAAGCGGAACGCACACCACGGTGCCTCTTCAATCTTTTTTGTCCCTACGGGTACAACGAAGTCTTTGGGTGATACACGAAGAACCCACGGTTGATCGGGCTTTACGAGTTCGTGATAACTATACTTGTAGTACTTTGCCATTTCCTTTTCGTCACGCTCAGGGAGTGCCGCAGGCTCACCCGTCATCTCTGTTACAGCCTGCAGAACTTGCTGAGTCTCAGCTGACGGGCCTACTGAGAACTCCGAAAAGACTGAGTGATAACCGACTTTCAGGACGCCTACGTTATACAGTAGCCCATCAAGAATAGCAAGTTTCAGTGTTTTCTTTAACCCCATCTGAGTAATTAAGTACGTATCCGCAGATTCCAATGACTTCGCAGCCGACATCCTGCGTTGATATTCCTGCGGATTTCCCGGTCTGGGACGTACCATTATCTTTGGGGCTTTGAAATACACCTGTGGGATAATGGATCGGACGATACCAAAGACGATGTTGACGGGTATCAACCCTTTGTCATACTCGCCTTTGAACCATTGGTAGTTCCGTTTCCATCGCTGCTCGCGCTCTTTAGCCGCGCGCTGGCGTAATCCCAACTTGATGTCGTTTATCCAGTCTTGCGGAGTCGTGTTTTTCACTTACCCAACACCGCCTTCGGACTTACCGTTGTACGTTCCGTCTTGGTTGACCTTCTGCACGGGCGATTCAATCGGTCCCCAACCCGCTTTCCCACCAGCATTACTACCTTTAATCTCTGACATTACAACCCACCTCCTATCCCCATTGGATTACGCATGAGCGACTGTTTCGTTGCAATCGGGCCAACGCGAGGTTTCTGCATAGGCCGCGCTGCAGCGATACCCTGTGATAATGCCGACGCATTACCACCACCCAAACCACCACCCAGCTTTGTAGGTCCACCCATCGGAACCTTTGGTGCGCCCACAGCTTTCCCCGCTACACCCTTCTGAAACGGTTTCTTCATTATCTACTCCTTCGCTCCCAGTTTTCCTTCGCCCACGGATCATCCTGTGGGTCTGTTAGTCCTGTTGGCGTAGTATCCTTCGGAAACTTAGCATTCTTCTTCCTCGCCTTCTCACGTAGCATTTCGATAACGGTAGGAGCATTATCTTGTACTAGTATACTCTTTAATACGTTATCCAGATCGGCCTCCTACTAAAGGCAAAACCCTCTCATAAAGAAAGGCGGGTTAGCTGGTCATGCGTAGGTCGTTGTGGTTGAAGTAACGAAACGGATTTCCCCTAGCATGTGTACGGTTATAGTTGATCGCTTTTTCGATGCTGTCGAACGACAGGGGGTCGGGAACCCCCACTATGGCAAGTTGAACCTTATGCGGTTGACGCTGCATCTGTACCACATACGCCAACGCATCCATCGCATCGTCGTGCTTGGCGAGGGGGAACAACCTGTACTCATGCAATAGTTCCCCGTGTGAACGTTTCAGGAAAACAGCCCCGTGGGAGAAATAGGGCTGGAGCGCAAGTATGCGCAGCTGTTTAGTGGCAACCTTACTGGCCTTTAGTTCGGTGATGGAGAAGAAGGTGTTGCTACGTTTCATTTCAAGGCGGATGGGGAACAACAACGCACGTTGGAAGGCGTTGGTTTCTATCCCCACCGTAACAGGATTGTAGGTTTCCACCACACGGAATAGTTCGTAGATGAACTCGTCAACTCCCAGACGGTCACAAACGACATCGACCACGAAGATATTGCCGTCTGTATCGACGGCGATAGTGATGAGGGCGGTGTAGTCACCATCACGGGCGATCCCACCCCCTGCCTTGAATACGGATGCTGCGGGGTCACATGCGGTGTAGTAGGAGTACGATCCCGGTGGGAGATCATCATAGAATTTCAACCAACCTTCCTCAAACTTGCGCGCGGTATCCTGCGTGGGATCGTTCAGATACTGACAACTGTACTTGTACGTACCCATAACAGCGAGCAGTCGTTCTAGCTCTTGTATGGTGAACTCTTCGGGGAAGATGGGTACGCCCCCCTCAATGGCGGAACGCACGTACCGCGCACGCCCCGGCTCAATATCCATCACGTGTGATATCAAGTCGAAAAACGCCCACCGTGTACCGATAACTACGTCCTTCCCCTTGGATGGACTGATAAACAGGGATTCTTTGTATTGGTGCCAGTCGATGACCTTATCCATCTGTTCCTTGTTTACAAGGTGGTCGTCGTTTACCAAGTCATCCTCGATGATGACATCATAGTGCCGCGAAACCGCCGTGCCTCCCGCACCAATAGCTTCATAAGTTCCTTCGGGCCAATCTCCCTTTCTGTTGATAACTGCACACGAATCATTCCACCGTACTTTAGAGAAGTCCGGTACGAGTTCGGGAAAGAGCCACTGTAACATTTCACACCGTTCCCACTTTGCGCGGATAACGGACATGATTTTTTGTGCGTTTGTAGACGTTGCGGAAGCGATGAGGATTCGGATATCGGGATTACGAATTGACAACCACAAGGGGTATGATATACTGCTAATAGTTGTTTTGTAGTGACCACGAGGGAGAACGAGCAGTTTACGCTGTTCGTCGGTTTCCAAAAACTCACATACCTCCAAATGGAGATTCGTGAGTTTATCGAACCCCAGTACACCTTTAGCAAAGAAATAAAGCGAGTTAGTGGCACGCGCCCTGAGTTCAAGTCGGAGTGTCTCACGCCTATCTCCGGTACTCATTTATCGCGTGGCCTCCCTACGTGTCACCTCATCCAACGCACGCAGCGCGGTGGCAATCACATCGTCGCCTATGTTAATCTGTACCGCTGCCCCCACACGTTGACGCGGTAACGCATCATCCAACACACGCTCGTTGGCACTTAACCGCACTGCTTCGGAGGCTGCGTTGTTAGCAAGTTCGATGATGTTGTCGAGGGCGTTCTGGGCAGCGTAGGCGATCCTATCTTGCAACTCTTCGGTTAGTTGTTGCCGGTCCTTCTTCTGTGACAGTACCAGCATACGACCACGTGGACTATGGAATACACGACTAACGTAATCAATGCTACGCCCAAGCATACGGGAAATTTTTGTAAGAGTGAGTCCATCGAAATAGAGTTGAACAATCAGGTCAACCTCCGCATCAGCCCTCGCGTATACACCGGCCTTGTTGCGCTCGCGGGTGGATCTCCTGCCCCCGGCCCTACCAAAAACGTCTTGTTTTACATAGGCATCGGTGGAGTCGGGGGTAGCGTCCAGAGTACGCTGGATGCGTTGGGACGGAATGGCAGTTGGCAGAGCCGGGGGCAAGAAGCTCATAGTACCAACATAGTATCATACCCATAAAGTGGTG